TCAATTAAGCTTTTAGCGCGGAGGTAGACGACGAAGAGTGCTATAGAGAAACCAAAAGGCCGGAAAGCAAAAGAATACATAAAATTGTAATGTGAGGTGATTATTATAAAACCAATAGTTATTTGTGGAAATCCAAAGTTTGACAGGCTTGTTATAGACTGCAATTTTGCGGCTATGGCATATATGGACAAGAATATTAATGTACAGTACAGAGAATTTAAGCTGGAGTTGTTAGAAAATAAAAAGCCCGCAAGTGTCGTAGCACAAAACGGGCGATTAAAAAAATAAAAAATAAATCCAATCTGAATATAACACATATAAATAAATCTGTCAAGTGAGAAAGGAGAAAAATAATGCACAGACAATGAATTAAATTAATTGACCGTGCTGTTTAAAGTCAGCGCGGTCAGAAATAAAATATATTATATACTAAACATTTTAAAAAAATAAAAAATAAATTTATATAAGGAGAATAAAAAATGACAATGTCTAAAAAAGATTTACTAAAAATTAGTGTAAATAAAGACGGAAAAATCGCAACAGAACTCAATGGAAACTCAGCTAAAATATTGGCGGCTTTGGACACAGCAACACAAGATATATTAAATGGTATAAGCGAAAATACAGGTGTTAATTATAACTGGCTCGCTGAAGCGTATTGCAACAATATAATAAAAAGGCGTTAAATAAAACGCAACAGAAAACGCTTCTGATGAAGTTAGTATAACCAAATAAGTATTAAAATCGTAGATGAAATATTGGATTCTTTAGAGGAGGAATAAAAAATGACAATGTCTAAAAATGATTTACTAAAAATTAAAATTAATAAAGATGGAGAATGCACAATTGGGCTTAATGGAGACCCTGCGGTAATTTTGTTTAATCTAAGCATAGTAACACAGTCAATAATAGATAAGATATGTTTATCTAGCGGTGTTGATACTAAGCTTATCGCACAAAACTATGCTGAAAACGCAAAGAAACTTATACAAAAAAACGCCACAGACGATACTTCGGAAGTAAATGATATGGCAAAAAAAATGTTAACCTTGATAGATGAAATATTGGATTCTTTAGAGGAGGACGAAAAATGATTATACAAAATTTATCAACTAAAGAAATAATAGAGCCTGAGGACAGGCTTACATATGCGCTGAACCGCTGCGGTATTGGGATAATCAATGAAAATTCTCCTGACTTTGACTGGTTTGTTAAGGAGATTATTCCTGAGTTTCTTGATTTGTTTTACAGCGGCAATTATGTTGAGACAGAGGAGCCGACCGATGAGCCGGAGGAAGAACTGCCCTATGGATATTATGACAAACTAGACGAAGAGTACGAGGACAGGCGGTGTGGTTGATTATGAATGCTAATGAATTAATTGAAGTTAAGCAGCTACCCGTAATACACGAGCAATTTAAAAATGTTAAGGATGAAATAAAATGTAAAGTTGACAGCGTACTTTCCTTAGAATGTACGGAGGATACTGTTAAGGAAATTAAAATCTTAAGAAGTGATTTAAATAAATATTTTCAAGAATTTGAAAAGAGAAGAAAGGAAGTAAAGGAAAAGATTTCGGCTCCTTATGAAGTTTTCAATAATTCATATAACACATATATAAAAGAAGTGTTTAAAGAAGCAGACAATGAATTGAAAAAACGTATTGATTTTGTTGAAGAAACAAAAAAGAAGAAAAAGAAAGAAAAGATTGAAAGCTTTTTTGAAGAGTATAAGACAAGTAAGGGAATTGACTTTATTACTTTTAAGGATACCAATATAAACATTACATTAACTGCAAGCGAAAAATCTTTAAAAGAAAATGTTAAATCCTTTGTTGATAGGGTTGTGCAAGACTTACAGCTTATTGAAACGCAAGAACATAAAACGGAAATACTAGTTGAATATAAAGAAACACTAAACGTTTCGTATTCAATTACTACAGTGCTTAATCGGCATAAAAAAATTAAAGCTATTGAAGCTAATGAGAAAGATACTATTAAAGATGATGATTCAAAGCTGCAAGGCGAACATAAGCCTTTGAATCCGCCGGTTGTCAAGGAAGAAAAAATATATCAAACCAGCTTTACTGTTAGGGCAACAATGACGAAAATTAGAGAGTTAAGTGCATTTCTAAAAAATGATAGTGGTTATCAATTATTAAAAAATAGTTAATTTAGGAGGATATTATGAGTAATATATTAGATTTGTTTAGAGATGATTTATCAAAAGTAAACTTTGATATTTCGGGCACAAGGTGTATGTATGAGAAAATAAAAAGAATGCAGCAGAGTGTAGGAGGAACACCTCATATAACTGCAAAAGTCGGTACGGGCGGAGTTAATATGTTCATTCTATCGAACGGAAACAAAGACGTTACTGTGGAAAAATTTTCGGGAGTAATAATTGGGAACCACAAGTGTAACGCGTGGTTCCCAAAGGGAGAATTAAATTCCAGTCCGATTTGTTCAAGCAATGACGGAATTATTGGGATTAATAGGCAGACAGGAGAGTACCTTAATTGTATGACATGTCCGAATAATGAATTCGGAAGCGATGGAAACGGTAAATTATGTAAAAACATGCACAAGTTATACATATTAGCCGAAAATTGTGCAGTGCCTATAACGTTGTCATTGCCTCCAACTAGTTTAGAAAATTGGCGTAATTATGTGCTGTCGGGTGTGGCAGTTGCAGAAAAAGAAATTAGTGAGGTAGTAACGGAATTCTCTTTGTCAGGAGAGACTTCTCAAACTGGCAATAAGTATTCAGTGCTTAATTTTAAAATGACCGGATATGTCAATGATGACGTGAATAAGTTTTGTTCCGGTATGTCGGAATTGATTCAAACATATCCACAAAATGTTTTACCGGAAGATTATAACAGAGAACCTCAAACTATTGAACAAGCCCAGGATTTTGACAGTTCAGAAGTAAAAGAGAAAATCAATAATATAGCAGCTGAGGAAATAGAAAGTAAAGTGATTGAGCCTGAGATAGAAGAAATTGACATAGAAACATTATGATAAATTATGAAATTATAAGTACAGGTTCTAAAGGGAATGCGGTTGTCCTTGATAACCGCATTTTAATAGATTGCGGCGTAACGTTTAAAAAACTAATGGCAGTATATAGAGATATTGATATAGTGCTTTTGACACATATACACAGCGACCATTTTAAGCATGCAACAATACGTATGTTAGCGTATGAGCGTCCAATGTTAAGGTTCGCATGCGGGGAATGGCTTTATGACGAATTAAAACGCTGCGGTGCTAACAGTAAAAATATTGATGTACTCAATATAGGTGAAAAATATGACTATGGCTATTTTGAGATTATACCTGTAAAACTATATCATAATGTGCCTAATTGCGGATTTAAGATAAAATTATTAGGACAAAAGGTTTTTTATGCAACAGACACAATGACTTTTCAAGGCGTTAGCGCTAAAAATTATGATTTATATATGATAGAAGCAAATTATGACCCGATAAAGATACAGGAAACTATATATGAAAAACGTAAGGCAGGAAAATATCCATATGAACTTGATGTATTAAAAAATCATATGAGTATAACCGACAGCCAAAAGTTTTATGAAACAATGAAAGGTGAAAATAGCAGCGTAGTATATTTACATGGTCATGATTACGGGGTTGAAAAGTGATGTATATGGAAGACAGTAGGTTCGTGGGTAAGATTAATTTGCTTGAAAACAGTTTAGAATTTATCCCGGATGAAGATATGAATAAGATAGTCCGAGTGTTGGAACAACGAGAGGTGTTTGGAGCAGAGTTAAGGTTAAATGATGGGCGAAAAATATCGGCTAAACAGAGGAAAAAAATATTTTCTATAATTGCCGATATATCTGCTTGGAATGGAGATATACCGGAATATATAAGAAAAGTATTAACATGGTATTTTAGATGTGAGGCGGATATAGAAGATTTTAGCCTTTCGAATGTTGATATGACAACGGCAAAAGAATTTATATCATATTTGATAAATTTTTGTTTTGCGAATGATGTGCCGACCCGTGATACACTTTTGCACAACTGTGAGGATATATATAAGTATTTATATATGTGCTTAGAACATAGAAAGTGTGCTATATGTAATGCTCCGGCAGAGATTCATCATGTTGACAGAATAGGCATGGGGCGCAATAGAAATAAAATAAACCACTTAGGATTAAGAGCAATTGCCTTATGTAGAAAACACCACGATGAAACAGAAATAAGAGAACGAGAACTTTTTGAAGAAAACCATATATACGGTATTAAGCTGGATAAATATTTATGCAAGGTTTTAAAACTAAATTATAAGGAGAAGTAAAAATGAATGATACGACTGAGAAGAAAGATAAAATTATAATTGAAAGTGACCTGTTTATGGACTTGAGAGCGGCATTTAACAGAGTGCTGGACAGAACATTACATAACATGAAAAGCAAGGACAGCGATACTGCAGAAGTGACAATAAAACTTAATGTTAAATTTAAAGACGAGTATCAGGACGGAGACGAAAGTGTTGTCACACCTGAATTTTCTCACAAGGTGACTTCCATATCAAAGTTTAAAGACGAAGAAAGCGGACGAGATAGTGGAGAATATGCGATTATATTTGATGATGAAACTGGAGTACCAATTTTAAGACGAATAAATGATAATCAGATAAGTATTGATGATGAATTACAAGATGAGTTAAAAGAAGATGAATCATTAATGATTGGTGAGAAAGAGTATCCGGCACTTGAATCAAGCGATATGAAAGAGGAGAATGAACCGGACGAATCGGATGTAATAGACATAGACTATCAAGACGTAGAGGATTAAGAGAGACAACTGTCAATGCAGGGTAATTTATATTCTGCATTGATAAAAGGAACCGAGGTGAAATAATTGGCAAGACCGATTAAGACAGGCACCGATTACTTTCCTTTAGACGTTGAATTAGATATAAAAATGGATTTCGTAGAAAGCCGTTATGGTAATGATGGCTTTTCGACCATTATAAAACTTTGGCAAAAAATATATGCGGAGAATGGGTACTATTGTAAATGGGATAATGATATAGCTGTACTGTTTGCCTTTAAAAAAGCAAACAACATAGATATAGATAAACTTGATGGCATTATAAAGCTGGCGCTTGAAAAAGAGCTGTTTGATAAAAATATCTATGAAAAATATGGCGTATTAACATCGGCCGGAATACAAAAAAGATATTTACTAATAACCGAACGTAGAAAAAAAGTGGTTATCAATGGTGACTATCTTTTAATTGACATACCTACTAATTCTATTAACGTAGACATTAACTTCATTAATGTAGACATTAATTCTAAAAATGTAGACATTAATACACAAAGTAAAGTAAAGGAAAGTAAAGGAAAGGAAAGTAAAGTAAATAAAATTAAAGAAAAGAATATAGAGCCTGCGGCTCGAAAACCTATACGTCATAAATATGGAGCATATAATAATGTTTTATTAAATGATGAAGAACTTGAGAAATTAAAAGCAGAGTTTCCAAATGATTGGAAAGAACGTATAGAAAAAGTTAGTGAATACTGTGCGAGTACGGGAAAGGCATATAAGAATTATTTGGCGACAATTCGCAACTGGGCTAAACGAGATAAACAGAAATGTGAAAAGTCTGCCAGCGTAGCTAAAAGCAAATTCAATAATTATACAGACACCAACAAGACTAATTATGAGGAAATAGAAAAGAAATTATATGATAACATGTTAGGGGAATATTGATGATAAAATTTACGATAAGCGGCAGGCTGCCGAGCCTTAATGATTATATCAACGTATGCAGGCACAACAAATATAAGGCGGCGGCATTTAAGAAGCGGATTGACACTCAGATAATTTCTGAGATACGAAAACAGCGGATAGGTAAAGCAAAAACGCCGGTATACATAGAATTTTTATGGATTGAAAAGGACAGAAGGAGAGACCTTGACAATATATACTCCGGTAAAAAGTATATACTGGACGCATTGCAGACCGCCGGAGTTATACCAAACGACAGTCAGAAGTACGTTATAGGTTTGGTGGATATGGTTGCTTTTGACAAAGCAAACCCCAGGGTAGAGGTTACGATTTGCGAAGAATAATAAAAAGGAGAATAAAAAATGATAGATTTAAAAGGCAAAAAAGTAATAGCAAGAGGAATTAATTCAGGAGTATTTTTTGGAACATTGGTAGACAAAAATGGACAAGAAGTAGAATTAAAAGAATGTCGTAATATATGGAATTGGACGGGGGCTACTAACCTAAATGAAATGGCAAAATCCGGGATAAAAGATATAGAAAACAGTAAAATATCCGTAAAAGTTGATAGTCTAATATTAACAGATATTTGTGAAATTATCCCTTGCACGGAAAAATCTATTAAGATTATAGAAGGTGCGCCAGAATGGAAATGTTAAGTGACAAAATTAAGATATTCATAAATGATTTAGACTGTGATTTTAGTATTGGCCATGATTATGGCAACGGAAACGGAAACGGAAACGGTTGTGGTAATGGTCATGGCAACAGCAACGGAATCGGAAACGGAATCGGTTGTGGCAGTGGCGATGGTTATGGCAGTGGAAACGGTATTGGCAACGGAAACGGCTATGGCAGTGGCGATTGCTGTAACAATGGTCATGGTGATGGCAAGGGATATGGACAGGGCTATGGCTGTTATTATGTCAAAGGCATTAAAACTATAAACGGACATGACCTGCATATTATAGATAACACTCTAACAATGATTACCAAAGTCAGAAATAATATAGCCAAAGGATTCATAGTTACTAGAGAACTACAATTAAGACCGTGCTACATAGCCAAAGGAGAAGGCTATTTTGCACACGGTGGCACGTTAAGAAAAGCGTGTGAAGAATTAGAATATAAAATAATATGTAATTTAGATACAGATGATAAAATAAATCTTTTTAAAGAAAAATTTAAATTAAATATTAAATATCCCGTAAAAGATTTTTACGAATGGCACCATAAACTAACAGGTAGTTGTGCTATGGGACGGGATAATTTTGCAGAATATAACAACATTGATGTTAAAAACGACAAAATGACGGTGCAAGAATTTATAAAGTTAACCCAAAATAGTTTTGGGGGAGACGTAATAAAACAGCTTGCAAAGGAGATGAAAGTTAAAATTGAAAACTAAATGCACTAAGCCGCCGAAAGTGCCGAGCCCTACGTTGTGCGGCAAGGCACCTGACGGGATAGATTGTTTTGTTTGTAAGTGGTATGCAAAAAATGGGATTGAAAAGGAGGATACAAAAGATGATAAGTGATAAAATAGCTGATTTTTTATCATACATAGAAGAGCAATGCCAAATGTATGATATTGCCAAAGATATGTTAAAAGAATGCGATGAAGCTACGCAAGATATATTACATAACATGGAAATAGACCCGGTTAAATATAAAGAGCGTGCGAGACTAGCTACTAAATTACAATCTGTACGCCGCCAAAGAAGAACCGCGAAGGATATGACAGAAACAACAAAAATAATATCAATATGGGTAAAAGATAATAAATCAATTATAGGGTCATTACAACGATTATTAGGAGATATAAGGAAAGCAGAGAAAAAACAGCAAAATAGAACCTATATACCCAGGACGAATGTTATAGAGGAGATAAGGAGAATATGAAAATGAACAAAAAAATTATAGGGATAGTAATATCAATAGTCTTAGTTATGTTAATTGCAGGGTGCACAGAAGCATCACGTGTGTCCTACAATTTGTCGCAACAAGCCGACAATTTTAACGATGTGCGCCAACTTACAGTTATTAACTGCATTCAAGGCGATGTATTGTTCCAAATGACGGGCAAAATGTCGATTAAAGCGGATATAACTGACAATCAACTTGAAGTTGTTGTTGAAGAAAATGGAGAGTATAAAAAGCATTTCATTGGACTTAGCGACAATGTAACATATGTCGTAGAGGATATAACCTCCGGTGATGTAGATAAGTATAAATATACACTTAATTTTAACCCTAAGATGTGGATTCCAATAGGTGTAGATTCTATTGATTGATACAGACAGTAAATAGGAGAATAGATATGGAAGCAATACTGAATATATTAACAACAGAAGATATGACAGAGTTAAGACAAGGTATTAAGAATTTAATTTTAAACGCTGTAGAAAGCGACCTTAATATGCGAGATGAATATATAGTATCACCTAATTTTGTCATTGATATAGTAGATGATGTTGTTGAATATATGCGACCTAAACTTGAAAGAAAAGCAGAAAAGGTAATGACTAAAAGAATAAATGATTATTTAAATGCAATACAGCAGACAAAGGAGAATGAAAAATAATGTTACATGCAGTAAAAATCGAACCGGAATATTTTAATAAAATAATAGAAGGTAAAAAAACATATGAAATTAGAAAAAATGACATGGATTATGTAGCCGGAGATTGCATTGCACTAAATGAATATAAGCGTGGAGAATATACAGGACGTTTTATATTAACTGGCATTGTTAGTATTGATGAATATCCTCTATACTTAGATACAGGATATGTTATTTTACAATTAAGCCCGTTAGGACTTGAAGATAACATAAATCATTTCGAAAGTTATGTAAATCCAGAAAGATTTAAGGGGGAAAATTAAATGAAGAAAAAATATATTAAAAGATTAATTGAAAGAGATACGCCAAAGAAACCATATTTAGATACTGACACATTAAGAGCGGTTAAACCTGCCGTTAGATGTCCGATGTGTGATTATATTTTAGTTCTACAAATGGAACAGTTTTGTCCTTGTTGTGGACAAAGGTTTGTAGAGAAAAAGAATAAATAATATTATTTAAACAAAAAAACGCCCTGCATATGCGAGGACGCTCGAAAAATAATAAACATATTATATCACATAATAGTGATAAAGTCAAGGAGTGTTAATTAATATGCAGGGTGTGACTATAGAAGAAACAAAACAGTGGTTAAATCGTGGTTATAAACTACGAGAGACGATAAGAATTTTAGAAAAAGCGCAAATGCGCGCTTATGACATAGTGACGGGTACGACAATAACACTATCGGAAAGGGTACAGGAAAGTCACGGGAATGGAACAGAGAATAAATTAATTACATACGCAGATTACTGCAGGCAGATAGACTGTCATAAGACAGATTTATTTGAAATCTTGAAACAAATAACAAATGCAATAATGAAAGTTGAAAACAACATCTATAAAAACATACTCATATCAAGATACATTAATTTCGAGACATGGGAGAATATATCACAAAATATTGGATATTCATACAGACAAATACTGAGATTGCATGAAAAAGCGCTACGAAAAGTTAAAGATGTCCTTGAATGTCACATTGAAAGTGTGATATAGTGTATAATGTAGGAAATAAAAAATTTCTCCTTTTTAAATTTTTTTCTATGAGCCGTTACCTTATGGGGACGGCTTTTTATATTGCGATTTTAGGTCTTGTGGGAATGATACATCATAAATAAATGCTGAGGGGTGGGCGGCTGTGATGTTAATGGAGGTAATTAATTGTGGAAATAATATATAAATCAACAAAAGAAATTAAGCCATATGAAAATAATCCGAGAAATAATAATGAAGCTGTTGAGAAAGTAGCAGTTAGCATAACAGATTACGGATTTAGGGTGCCAATTATTATTGATAGTAATAATGTAATAGTCGCAGGCCATACAAGGTATAAAGCCGCGTTAAAAATAGGCTGTGAATCTGTACCATGTATAGTTATTGATGACTTAACACCGGAGCAGATAAGAGCATATAGATTGGTAGACAATAAGACGGCAGAATATTCAAGTTGGGATTTTGAAATGCTTGAAAAAGAATTAAAAAGTTTAGATATAGATATTTCAGAATTTGAATTTCCTGATTTGGGAGAAACATTGGATATTTCAGATGATGATTTTTATACAGATGAGACAGTAAAAAATGTTAAAGTGAAATCTATTAAATGTCCGCATTGTGGAGAAACTTTTGAACTATGAAAATATATCTTGCTACATCAAGTAGTGGTGTGAAAAAAGAACAAAGAAAAGAAATGATAAAATGTTGTAGACCATTATATTTACTAGAGACTTTTTATTCAGGCGAAAAATGTTGCGCAATGGTTCAGAATGATGTTGGCACGGATAATTTTCTTCTTGACAGTGGAGCATTTTCATATATGAATGGAAAGTCTATAACAGAAAAACAAATGGAGGAATATATAGAAAAGTACATCTGCCATATAAAAAAATACAATGTAAAATACTTTTTTGAGATGGATGTTGATTGTATATTTGGTCTTGAAAAAGTTGAAATTTGGCGCAAAAAAATTGAGAACCAAACTGGTATTAAGTCTATACCTGTGTGGCATAAGTCAAGAGGTATAGACTATTTCAAACGAATGGTCGATGAATATGATTATATAGCTATAGGTGGTTTCGCAAATGGTGATATAAAAAAGACAGAATATCCATTAATAAACAAAATGATTAAATATGCAAATGTGAGAGGAACAAAAGTTCATGGTCTCGGCTTTACGCGAATGAAGTATATATATGATTATCCGTTTTATAGCGTGGATAGTTCAGCATGGTGCACAGGTGCTGTAAGAGGAGGACATTTATATTATTTTGACGGTAAGATAATGAAATATGACATAATAAAAAATGGGAAAAAATTAAATCTATCTATAATGGCTATGCGGTCATTTTCAGAATGGGTGAAATTTCAAAAATATCTAAACACAAGGAGAGTAGTATGAGAAAAACAGAAAAGAATTTATCAATATTAACAATATTGTTTGTAGTATCATTAATAATTTCAAATGTAATAACAGGTAAAATCATTAATACCGGTATTCCGTTTTGGGGTTCAGTGATAACGATACCCTGTGCGGTTTTATGCTATCCTATAACATTTTTAATTACAGATGTAGTCGGTGAGGTTTGGGGGAAAAATGAAGCAAATCATATAGTAAGATTAGGACTTATTTCACAGATAGCTGCTACGATTATAATTATTATTGGGAAATATTTACCTTTTATTGACGCAGAAATGCAACAAGCATATATAAAAATATTAGGACAAAATTGGATATTCGTGATTGGTTCTTTAACTGCTTATCTAGTAAGTCAGAATCTTGATGTTCATATATTTCATAGATTGCGAGATAAGTATATTAAAAAACATGGCAGTACAAAAGGTGGTCGCTGGATATGGAATAATGCAAGTACAATGACAAGCCAATTTGTAGACACATTAATTTTTATAACGATAGCTTTTGGATTTGGATTTGGTTGGATATTTAACAATCAGATTACTCTAATAGGTATGTTGATAGGGCAGTATCTAATTAAGTTGATAATAGCGGCACTTGATACGCCGTTTTTTTATTTTCTGACAAAAAATATAAAAGAAATAAATTAGGCAGTGTGGGGTGCTGGTAACGCCCCACACTTACGCTAGAGCACCTACCTCTAACGCAGATAGCCCTTCTCGGCCGAGATTGCTACCTGCACCATTATACATGATTTAGAGGTGCGATGTCAAATGGAAATAGATACCAAAATAAAAGAAGCGTTAGAAAAACGTGCTTATGGTTTTGAAATTGAAGAAAAAGAGTTTATAAAAAATAAGAATAATGAAAATACTGGGAGAATAAAAGTAACAAAAAAATATATTCCCCCGGATGTAACTGCTTTAAGAACGATTTTGCAATTAAAGCAGGCAGGGAAATGGTGAGGTTATGGCAAAGGGCAAATATAAAAAATGGTTGAAACCTGAAAATTTATTATTAATAGAGGGCTGGGCTAGAGATGGATTGGTTGATGAGCAAATAGCGCATAACATGGGTATAGCGTGTTGTACCCTGTATGAGTGGAAAAATAAATATGCAGAGATAGACGAGACCTTAAAAAAGGGTAAAGAGGTAGTAGATTTAGAGGTTGAGAATGCACTGCTTAAACGAGCGCTAGGTTACATAGTAGAAGAAAAGAAGATTGAGGAGAATGGTATAGGTGGAGAAAAAACTATAACTACTATAAAGCATATACCTGGAGATACTACAGCACAAATATTTTGGCTTAAAAATCGTAAGCCAAATAAGTGGAGAGATAAACCAACAACAGAAGACAATACACAAGACCAAAACATAATTATTAATATTAGTCCGGCTACAACAAACGATATGGAAGATAGTTATGGAGATTAATTTAAAAGTCAATAAGGTATATATACCTTATTTACAAAAACCACAATTTACACAGATATATTACGGCGGTTCCTCAAGCGGAAAGTCGTTTTTTTTATGTCAAAAAATTATTATTGATAATATGAATGGTTGTAATTGGCTTATATGTAGAGCGGTCGGCAAAAGTATTAAACGTTCAGTTTTTAATGAAATCTATAAAGCTATTAATTATATGGAACTTAGTAATTTATATAGCTTTAATTTTTCGGATATGGTTATTACAAACAAGGTAAATCAAGCGCAAATAGTCTTTGCCGGATTAGATGACGTTGAGAAATTAAAGAGTATAACACCACGAAAGGGCGTTATAGAACGAATATTTATTGAGGAAGCTACAGAAGTCAAAAGAAATGATTATTTGCAACTCAAGAAGCGTTTGCGTGGACCGTCTAAAATAAGCAAATGTATTGTTATGGCTTTCAACCCTATTTTCAAATTACATTGGATTTATAATGATTTTTTCGACAATAAGGTTGAAGACGGTTGCAAGAAATATGAAGATAAAAAAGTATCTATTTTAAAGACTACATATAAAGATAATATATTTCTTACAACTCAGGATATAGAAGCGTTAGAAGACGAAAGTGACCCATATTTTCACAATGTATATACATTAGGCAATTGGGGAGTTCTTCAAGGTCTCGTATATAAGAAATTTGTAGAGAAATTCTTTAATGTTTACGAAATTAGCAAAAGACCTGGAGTAGTATCGGCGTTTGGACTTGATTTTGGGTACACAAACGACCCTTCAGCTTTATTCTGCGGATTGGTAGACGAAAAAAATAAGGAGATATATGTATTTGACGAGTTATACGAAAGGGGACTGACCAACATGGAATTGGCTCCAAAAATACAACTAATGGGTTACGGCAAAGAAAAAATAATAGGTGACAGTGCTGTACCTCAAACGATTGAAGAATTAAGGCAATTAGGATTATCAAGGATAGAGGGAGCGTACAAACATGAGGTTATGTACGGAATACAAAAACTTATGAATTTCACCTTTATTATACACCCTAAATGCAGAAACTTTATAAACGAAATTAATAATTACTCATACGCCGAAAAAGACGGAGAGAGTATCAATAAACCAATAGATAAGTTTAACCACTTAATGGACGCTATGCGATATGCGGTTATCCCGAAATTAGAGGGAGATGTATTTAGCTTTAAGTAGCAGGAGGATAAAATGTTTAATTTTTACGAAGAAACGCAGAGAATTATTAATATTATATCAAAAGGCGCAAATAAAGCGCCAACTATGAAAAGAATAGCGGAAATAGAATTAAATAAATATAAGCAGAGCAAAAAGCGTAAAAAAATGCTTACAGGAATAAATTATTATGATGGAAAACATGAGATACTCAAAAAAAAGCGACTTGCCATTGAAGAGGGCGGTCAGGCTTCCGAACAGCACTATTTGCCTAATTCTAAAATAATTAATAATCAATATCGCAAAGCTGTAGACCAAAAGTCTAATTTTCTTTGCGGTCGCCCTATAGCAATTGACACGGATAACGATAAATATACCGACGAACTTAATAAGATATTTGACGAAAATTTTCATGCAATACTTAAACAGACGGCAAAAAACGCTTTAAATTGTGGTATATCATGGCTATATCCGTATATCAACGATAGAGGAGAGTTTTCCGTCAAAATATTCTCAGGTATTGAGATATTACCATTTTGGCAAGATGAAGAGCACAGATATATAGATATGGCTTGCAGATTATATGTTATCCCAACATATGAGGGGGAAAACGAAAAAGATGTGGAGCATGTTGATATATTCTTGCCTGAGGGGATTGAATATTATATATATGAAAATGGAAAATTAGTGATTGATTCTGAGCGTGAACCTGAACCATATCTTACATACAAAGATAAAGATGATAATGTTATATCTCTGAGTTGGGATAAAATACCGCTCATACCATTTAAATATAACTACGAGGAACAACCGCTTATAGAAAGGGTACAATCAATACAAGACGCAATAAATCTAATAATGTCAAATTTTGAAGATAACATGCTTCAAGACCCTTATAATACTATATATGTATTGCTTAATTATGACGGTGCGGATTTAGAAGAATTTCGACATAATATTGCGCAGTATGGAGCGGTAAAAATAAGGTCCGTTAATGGTATTGATGGAAATGTAAGCACTATAGAAGTAAAGGTGGACAGCGAAAATTATAAAGCTATCCTAGACCAATTAAAAAAAGCGTTAATAGAAAACGCAATGAGTTATGATGCAAAAGACGACAGGCTTGGCGGTAATGCAAACCAAATGAATATACAGAGCATATATAATGATATTGACCTTGATGCTAATGGTATGGAGTTAGAATTTCAAAGAGCGTTAAAAGAATTATTGTGGTTTGCTGATATGTATTTATACAATACTACAGGTCAGGATTTTACGAACGAAAAAGTAAAATTTGTATTCAACCGCGATATGATGATGAACGAAAGTGAAATAATGACAATGCTTCAAAATTTAGGAGTGCAAATTTCACAAAAAACATTAATTTCTCAAGTGCCTTGGATAGATGACGTTGAAAAGGAATTGAGAAGAGTTGAAGAGGAATACAATACAACGAACAACGATGAGTATAATAACTTAGTCAATCAGATGAGAGGTGAAAGCGGTGATTTAGGAAATGCCGAAGAATGAAAAAATAGAAAAGTTACTTAAACGCAACGGCGAATATTGGTCGGGGCGTTTTTTGTATCTTGAAAAAGTACAAAGTAATAAAAATATAGAATACTTTCACAATCTTGAAAAACAGTACAATGAAGCTGTGCAGACGGTAACAAACGATATAAATAACTGGTATATGCGATTTGCTGAAAACAATAAAATAACATTTACAGAAGCAAAAAGATTATTAAATGCAAAAGAACTTAAAGAATTTAAATGGACTGTGGAAGAGTATATACAGAAAGGCAAAGAAAACGCCCTAAATAAACAGTGGGTAAAACAGCTTGAAAATGTTAGTGCTAGGGTACATATTAATCGTCTAGAGAGCCTTAGAATACAAATGCAGAATCAGGTTGAGGTATTAATGGGTAATGAGTTAGATGATATAAGCAATCTTATAACTGACATATATCAAGATACCTATTATCGTTCTATTTTTGAAATACAAAAGGGTTTTGGAGTAGGGAGCAGCTTTGCAAAATTAGATACAAAATTAATTGAAAACTATATACATAAGCCCTGGACACCCGACGGCAAAAATTTCAGTGAAAGAATTTGGGGTACTCATAGACCCCAGCTTGTGAGAGAACTTGAAACAACGTTAACACAGTCAGTTATCAGAGGGGAGCAGCCTAAAAAAATAGCCGCTAAGATAGCAAAACGATTTGAGGTGAAGAAACATCAAGCCGAAAATCTTGTATTGACAGAAACAGCATTTTTCAAATCAAAATCTACATTGGACGGATTTAGAGAAATGGGAGTTAAAGAATATCAGAACGACGCAACTTTAGATAACAAAACATCTGATATATGCCAACATATAGACGGGACACATTTTTTAGTATCCGAGTATAAGCCGGGGATTACGGCACCGCCTTTTCATAATCGTTGCCGGACTGTTGCAATACCGTATTTTAACGATGAATTTACGGTCAATGAAACAAGGGCGGCGAGGGACAAGGATGGGGATATATACTCAGTGCCGGGTGATATAAAATATGCAGAATGGAAAAATAAATATGTTGAGGATTCTATATCAGATAATGACCGTAAGTTATTTAATAAATATGTAACAATTCTAGGACTAAATGCGCCTACTATTGACGAATTTGTGAAAATGAGGTATAATAAAAAAGAGTGGGGACAGTTTACATCTTATTCGAGTTCAATAAAATCCGGTGAATTATCTCCTTTGGCTACATTTGAATTATATAAAAGTATCAGCAAAAAAATTGATGATAACTTAATAGGCACTATTACAAGCAATGGAATAAAGATAACAGATAAATCTAAGCATTTTATATCAAGAGTAATAGGGTCGGTTGAGCAGAGGCGTAACGGCGTAAATGTCAAAGATGTATTAGACGTGCTTCAAAATCCTGCAAGATTAGGTGATATTAGAAAGTTGAAGAATGGAAAAAGCCAAAGATTTATTGGCGACTTATTAACGGCTACTGTTAATCCTGATACCGGAGTGTTAATACAGGTTAACCCAACAACTAGAAGAAAGGGGTTTAAGTGATGAATATTACTGAAAAACAAAAAGAACTTGTGAAAAAATATTTGAAAAAGTCATATACTGAAATATATCAACTCCTGTTAGATTTAGATGATAAAATAACAGAAATTGGTTTTGATGAGAATTACGACATTAACGAAGAGGGCATATTATTGCAAAGGCTATATGATGACCTCTATTATCAAAATTCTGAAATATAAATAAGCTCCGATTTATCGGAGCTTTTATTATGCTTTAAAACAGAGGTGAAATTATGATTAAATGGGCGTTACCGATTTTACAAGTAGTCTTTATTATCTGCAAGGTGTTCAATTTATTAAATTGGAGTTGGAGTATAGTTTTCATACCGAGTTATATTTGGCTGACTGTATTCTTTATATTCCTAGTTTTCTGTTTAATATTTATATATTTGGGGGGCAAAAGATGAAGTGCCCGTATAAAGATAATAGATTTGAAAATACAACATCAAAATATATCTATGACGAAGACGGAAGTCTAATAGAAAATAAAATAACGACGTGTACCGCTTCTACTTTTGGAAAGTGTGACGGCGAAGAGTGCGCAGCATATAAAGATGGTGTATGTCAATATGTATTGGTCGAAAAGGGAGGTTGAGAGTTAATGGCAAGAGAGCCAACTGGAAATAAATTTAATAATGATTGAGCCGCATAAGGCTCTTTTTTTATGTGCAAAATTCGTCTTTTTGGTATTGCAGACGTAAAAGAACAAGACTGATAGCCGCGGACTATACCGCGTATAAAAAATGTAATCAAGAAAGGTGTAGTGTTTAATGGATAAAGCATTTTTAAAGGAGCTTGGGATAGAAGATGAAAATATAACAAAAATTATCAAAGCTCACAATGAGGAAATAAAGGACAGTTATGTACCGCTTTCCCGATTTAACGCAGTTAATGAGGATAAAAAGGAAGCGGAACGAAAAGCAAAAGAATTAAAGAGCCAGCTGGACGGGTTGGACAATGTAGATGTTGCGGAATTGGAAAATACAATTGAGACATTAAAGAACGAAAACAAAACCGCACAGGAAAATCACGAAAAAGAACTTAGGAATATAAAAATTGATTATGCTCTTGATAAAGCTTTGATAGACGCTAAAGCTAAAAATATTAAGGCTGTAAAGGCGTTTTTTAATTTAGATGAACTAGAACTTGATAATGACAATATCAAGGATATAGACGATAAAATCAAAGCGTTAGCAGAAGATGATACAACAAGTTTTCTTTTCGGTTCCGACGAATCGAGCAAGGGTAAATTTAAGGGTGTTAATCCTGTGCAAGTACCAGGTGCCGGAAGCGGTCAGTCTGACGATGATAGTGTAGGCTCAATGTACGCACAAAAATATAATGCTAAATTTGGCGTTACAAATAACGAAAATGAATAGGAGTGAAAGTAATGGCTTTAACAACAATAAAAAGAACAGAAACTAGACCTAACTTTTTAGAATCGGAAGTAGGTTTGGTGCTTAAAACGGCACAAGTAGACAACGCAAATATTGAAGCTGATGAATATGGATATAAAACGGTGAAAGGCGGTACACCTTATCCAGCGAATGATTCAACCGCAAAAGGTCTTATTTTTGAAGATGTAGACGTAACTGTTGGCTCTGACAATGGGGTAAGACCGGCCAGCCTAATGGTTGCAGGAAGAGTTTTAGAAAATAGACTGCATACTCCGTTGAGTTCGGCGGCAAAAACAGCACTTACAGCATTGGGGTTTGTTTTTGTTGACGAACCTGTAATCATGAGAGAACCAATTGAACCCAAAGAGTATACAGCAGGAACAACCGCGTTCAGCGGTAGCGATATAGCCTACGGAAGTGGTGAGCTAACGATTACTGCTATTGATGACAGCAACACTGATTCGGCAGTAGCTACAGTTGCATTGTCGTCTTCAACTCATAAGGTTACAGCAACTAAGGTAACGGCAGGTAATACAACGGTTGATTGCACTGTATCAGACGGCACAAATACAGCTGTGATTACTGTACCAATAGAATTAGTATAGGAGGACTATAAATGAATATTTTACAATTAATTTCAGACAAAGACAGATTGTCATTTTCGCAAAATCTGTCTATACAGAGAAACTATTTAGGGGACACTTTATTTCCTGATTTGAAGACACAGCACTTAGAAGCTGAGTATTTTAGACTGACTGACGGTCTTAATCTGCCAACAATGGCGCAAGTACATGGTTTTGATACAGAAGCGGCAATAGGCACAAGACCGACGTTAGAAAAGGTAACAATTGAGAAATTATTGATTAAAGAAAAGATTAATCAGTCTGAAAAAACTCGAATGTATCTAAAGACCGGAGTATCTGAGCAAGCATTGGTTTCATATGTATTTGACGATATGGGTCGTCTTGCTGATAACGTAAAAACAAGAACTGAAGTGGCAAAAATGGAAGCGTTATCAACTGGTAAGCTGACAGTTAAGGAAAATAATCTTGATTTTACCATTGATTATGGAGTGCCTAAAGAAAATAGAATGTCAGTAGATTGGAGTTCTCCCGAAGCTGATATTTTAGGGGACATACGGTCAATGATTGATATTGCGAAAGAAAACGGTCATACTGTTAACAGATGTGTTGCAAGTAATAAGATAGTAACCTTGATATGCAAAAATAAGGCAGTACAGACGGCTATGTATGGTGTAAATGGAGTTGGAACTTTTGTTTCGCTCGGTCAGCTTAATACAATGCTCAGTAATATGTTTGGCTTTACAATAACTGTAAACGATGATAGATACAGATATAAAATCACAAAAGACAAATACAAGACAAAGCGTTATATAGATGAAGATGTATTTATTTTATTTCAAAGTCTAGACGGTTCTATAGGTACCGGACTTTGGGGACCCACTCCCGAAGAGGAGGATATGGGACCTTATACAGAAAAGTCAAGTCAGCAGTATATTACCTTGACACAGTGGGAGACACCAGACCCTAGAGCGGTTTGGACAAAAGCGAGCGGTGTATTTATTCCGGTTCTCCCGTCCCCTGAAAGCCTGATTATAAGCAAGGTTAAATTAGCGTAAACGAAAGGGGGAACGGATATGTTAGAAGAAATATATGCAGCTCTTGAAAGTTATGGTTACAACGAATTTGACGGTTCTGATGAGATGATTATAAATCTTATTATTGATAATGCTGAACAGCATATAAAAGGGTTTTGCAACATTTCTCAAATACCTAAGGACTTAAAACATACATTCATACATAGCGTATGTGGTGAGTTCCTATATCAAAAATATAATAGCGGAAATTTGCCGGATAGTTTTGATTTTGAGGTAGCGTGTTCGTCAATTTTGGAAGGAGATGTAAAACTTGATTTCAACATTAACGGAACATCAACAGCAGAGCAAAGATTTCTTAAAATGGTAAACGAACTCCGTTCCCCTGATTACAATTGCTTGATAAGACATAGAAAGCTGGTGTGGTAAATGAGGATTAAAACGCCAACAGCTATCCAGATTCAGAATGCAATTACAAGCATGTGGAACGGCAGAATGACCGTGTACGGAAATAAAAGCGTGTTTAACGAAGTTACCAAAATAACCGAAATAGAAAATGATGTAGTCTTAGCCAAAGATATACCATGCAGGATATCTTTTAAGACAATTTCAAAAGTTTCTGAACAGGACGGTGCATTTAAAACTGTACAGGAAATAAAACTTTTCTGTGCTCCTGAAATAGAAATAGTGGAGGGGTCAAGGCTTGTTATTACCCAAAACGATATGACAAACACATACGAAAAAAGCGGCACACCAGCAATGTACACATATCATCAAGAAATTATTTTATCTCTGGTGGAGGATTGGTCTTAATGATACGCTGTAATTTTAATGATTTAAAAGTTTTTAGGAATAATCTAGGTAAATTAACAAATACAGAATATGACAGATTAGCAGAAGAATGTTGTAATGAAATTGCCGCACGATTGTTACGTATGACAAAACAAAACACGCCTGTGGATACAGGACATTTAAAACGCTCGTGGAAAATGGAAGCTGCTAGAAAGAACGGTAATGTTTGGTGTTCGGTTGTGTACAATACAGCTGATTATGCTATGTATGTCGAATATGGACACAGGACAACCAATCATAAAGGCTGGGTAACCGGGCGGTTCATGTTGACAAATGCTGAAAAAGAAATAGAAAGGATTGTCCCACAATTATTAGAAAAGCGGTTATTGCAGAAATTGGGTGAATTATTTGACTAATGAGACAATTGCAGGAATATCAAATAAGCTTTATAGCTTGTTTGGAGAAAATTATAAAATATATACTGAGGAAATAAAACAGGACTTGAAAAAGCCCTGTTTTTATATTGTCAATTTATCTGTCAGAAACAGGGTTTCACTAGGTTTGAGATATAATCACGAACAGTCATTTGATATACATTTCTTTCCCGGAAAATCAGGCAGTCGGTCTGAGATGTTAGAGATTGCAGACAAGTTGATGATAAACCTTACATTTATTCAAGTACAGGATAAGAGTTATTTGTATGGGTCTAATATCAACTCTCAGATTGTTGAAGACGTGCTGCATGTTTTTGTCAATTATGACGTGCCGATGAAAATTGTTAAGACCGATAATGAATATATGAATAATTTAGAAATTAATGGAGGTATGGAATATGGCGATTAAAAAGCCGGAGGAAACGGAAGTAAAAGACAGATATAATAAATCCACTATTTTGCAGTCTGCAAAATACAAAAATAGGCGTGATTTGCTTAATGTCTTATTAGATGAGAAGAAATACTATACAATTTCGGAGGTTGAAAATGCAATAAAAAAATATATGAACGGAGGTAAAAAATAATGCTAGGTGGAGGCACTTTCACAACAATGAACAAAGTCTTGCCGGGGTCGTATATCAACGTAATATCAACTGGCAATGCGACAGCTGCTTTGTCTGATAGGGGTTATGTAGCTGTACCAATGGAGCTTGATTATTCTCCTGATGGAGTTTTTGAGGTAACAGCTGCGGACTTTCAAAAAAATTCTGTAAAATTTTTTGGCTATGAGTACACCTCAGAAAAAATGAAAAATATACGAGAGATATTTTGCAGGGCGAACACTGTGTATTTTTATAATATTTGCGAAGGCGGTAAGAAAGCAACAAACACATATGCAACCGCTAAATATCCGGGTGAAGCTGGGAACCAATATAAAATAAAAATTGAAGAATCGGTAGATGATGAAAACCGTTTTATTGTTTCAACAATTTTTAACAGTACGGTTGTTGATGTTCAAGAAATAGAAAAAATTACATCAGCAAGCACAGAAAACAACGGACTTATTGATAATGATTATGTTAATTTTAAAAAGAATGTTGTTCCAACTGTAACAGCCGGGAGTTCTTTATCCGGCGGCACTAAAGGGACCTCATCAGGAACCACAATACAAAATGCTTTGGATTCGTTAGAATCTTATTCGTTTAATATTCTTATTTGCACATTGACACAGACAACAGATAAAAAATTGTTTGTCAACTATGTGAAGCGGTTAAGAGATGAAAACGGTATTAAATTCCAGGTTGTTATACATGACCCCGAAAACGAAATTCCAGCAGATTATGAGGGCTGTATCAGAGTGCCTAACAAGGTCACTGATGGCTCGGAAGCTGCATATGAATTAGTTTATTGGACAGGTGGAGCAGAAGCAGCATGCCGTGTAAATGGGTCTCTAACAAATGTTGAATATGATGGGGAATATACCGTTGGCACAAATTATACACAGACAGAGCTATCCAACTTTATTCAGTCGGGATTTTTGGCGTTTCATAGAGTTGGAAGCGAGATACGTGTGCTTGATGATATTAACAGTCTTGTAACTGTAACCGATGGTAAATCGGAAGATTTCAAACGTAATCAAACTATACGGGTAACAGACCAAATATCTAATGACATAGCTGTTCTTTTCAACACAAGATATTTAGGAATATCGCCAAATGACAATATGGGCAGAGCCTCACTAAAAAATGACATTGTAAAAATACACGAGGGTTTGAGGGATTTAAGAGCAATAGAAAACTTTACATCTTCTGATATTACAGTTGAGGCAGGAGATAAAAAAGGGTCTGTAATTGTTACTGATACAATTACAACAATTGAAGCCATGAGACAGCTATATATGACTGTTTACGTTTCGTAAGGAGGGAAAATAAATGGATTATGAAAAAGACTACAATATAGCAAACAATGTAGTGATGAAAGCTAAGGACAGTCTGCAAGCTAATTTAGGAAAGTGTACAATAACTAATGGCACTAAGCGTTATAACTTTATGCAGGCGATTAATCTTGAAGCCAATTTTGAAAAAACAAAAGAAGAAATTCCAATACTCGGTAAAACAGGTAAGGGGAATAAATCTACAGGTTGGAAGGGAACAGGGTCAGCAACATTTCATTATAACGCGTCAATTTTTAGGGAAATGATGGCTGAGTATAAGGATACTGGAAAAGATATTTATTTTGACATAGCAATTGAAAATTGTGACCCAACATCAGACGCTGGGTATCAAATAGTAATACTTAAAGACTGTAATATAGACGGCGGTATTTTAGCAAAATTTGACGCTGACGGTGGGTATCTTGATGAAGATATGGACTTCACATTTGAGGACTTTGAAATTGTCCATAATTTCACTCACTTACCGGGATTTATAATAAACGATTAATATATAGGAGGTATAAAATATGGGAACATTAAAAGGGTTTTTGAATCCTAAGAAAATTGAAAATATAAAATTTGTGGTAAGCAACAGATTCGTTGATGATGACGGCAATCCTTTAGAATGGGAACTTAGAGCACTTTCGGCAAAAGAAAGCGAATTGCTGCAAACCGATTGTATGATAAAAAAAGCTTCCGGCAGAAGAGGGGTGTCAAGTCTTGATTTAGATGCTGCATTATACACGAAGAAGATGATGGCAAAATGTGTTGTTAAGCCGGATTTGAACGAGATTGACATACAGGACGCTTATGGTGTTTCTTGTGCAGAAGATGTTTTGGGGAATATGTTAACAAGCGGAGAGTACACAGCCCTTTCTAACAAATTATTAGATGTAAACGGTTTTAATGAAATATTTGAAGATGAGGTAAAAGAAGCAAAAAACTAATAAAAGGTGGAGACGCAGACAGTAACTATGCTTATTACTGTCTGCATGAACTCCACCTTTTGCCTAGAGAATATTTAAACTTGTCCCGAAAAGAACAGGCTTTCATTGCGGCGTGTATTGAGATAAATCAGGAGGAGATAAAAAAGATTAATAAAAAGAACAGTAAAAAGAAATAGGGGGTGGTTATTATAGGGGAATCACTGAAAACAGCAATAGAAATACAGGATAAAGTTACCGCACCTATTAAATCAATGTATAATGCAATGAATATCTTAATTTCCAGTTTCGAGAGAATGCAGAATATACCTGGAAATCTTGTAGATACAAAGTCAATTGCAGCTGCACGTTCTGAACTATCAAACGTAAAAACAGTATTGAGCGGAGCAGAAAAGGGCGCTAAAAAGTTGAATACAGCGTCAACATCTGCCGGAAATGCTGTTAAGACTATTGGTCAATCATCAGCTAATATATCCAGAGTTTCAAGCTCAATGAATTCAGCTGTAAACTCAACTAAAAGATTTTCTACAGCCACAACGCAATCTACTCAAGGATTAAGAGGTCTTGTGACAAGCCTAACAAACGTAAAAAGTAAAATTGTAAGCGCAACTACTACAGGTGTATCAAAATTTAAACAGCTTGCAACATCAATGAAAGAAAGTTCCTCTTCCGGTAATAGTTTGGTTGGTGTGCTAGGAAAAGTAGCGGCGGCTGTAGGCTCTGTTATGGGAGTAAAACAAATCATCGGATTATCTGATACCATGTCTCAAACAAAGGCTCGGCTTGATTTAATGAATGATGGACTTCAAAGCACTAAAGAATTACAAGATAGAATTTTTGATTCTGCCCAAAAGTCCAGAGGTTCATATCAAGATACGGCTGACCTGGTGTCTAAACTTGGCTTAAATGCAAAAGATGCGTTTGAAAACACTGCACAAATCGTTGATTTTGCTGAACAAGTGAATAAACAATTCGTTATATCCGGTGCGAGTGCGGAGGAAACAAAAAATGCAACATTGCAGTTAACACAGGCACTATCATCTGGAGTTCTTAGGGGCGATGAACTACGCAGTATATTTGAGCAAGCGCCCACATTGATTCAAAGTATAGCGAATTATATGGGTGTGCCAATAGGACGAATCAGAGATATGGCAGCAGAAGGACAAATAACAGCTGAAACGGTAAAAAATGCACTATTAGAGTGTGCTGATGAAACAAACGCTAAATTTGCTAGTATGCCATTAACATTTAGCCAGTTGTGGACAAATTTTAAAAATAGAGCTATGCAAGCATTTCAGCCAGTTCTTGAAAAAATAAACGAACTTGCAAATAATGGAAGGCTGGAAGAATACATAGGTAAAATAGCCGAAGCAATGGCGACAGTCAGTGATGTAATTATGAACGTCATAACGTGGGTATTAGACCATCAAGATATAGTTAAGGCGGCTTTTATTGGGCTTTCTGTTGCTATTGGTGCAATGACTGTAGCTATGTGGGCTTTTAATATTGCTTCATATGCCAATCCGGTCATTTGGATTGTTTTGGCTATTATAGCGGTTATAGCCTTATTAGTGGCTGGGATAGTTTTAGTCGTCGAACATTGGAACGAAATAAAAGATGCGGCGAGTGCTTGTTGGGAAGGTGTTAAAAGTGCTTGGGACAATGTTACAGATTTCTTCAAAGGAATTTGGGATAAGATTGTTTCCGGTGCAACAGGTTTGTGGAATAGCATAGTTTCGATATTTACAACGATAAAAAATTTCTTTGTCAGTATTTGGAACAGTATGTATACTGTTGTTTCTACATTTTGGGGAGCAATATGGAACACTATTTCTCCGATAGTTATGGCTATATGGAATTTAATAAGCACGATATTCACTGTGATATGGACAATAATTTCAACCATAATGCAGGGTATATCCCACGTAATAAGTAATGTGTGGAACGTAATATATAACGCCGTTTCGGGTGTACTAATCTCTATATGGAACATTATAACAAGTATATGGAATATTATATATACTGCTGTTTTAGGTGTGTTGTCCTCAATATGGGGTGCAGTGTCGAGCATATGGAACAGTATATATAATGCAATTTCGGGCGTGTTAAGCAGTATATTCAACACTGTTTCTAATATCTGGAACAACATATTCTCAGCTGTAAGAAATAAGGTTGTTGAAATATACAACAATGTTAAAGACAAGTTTACGGAAATACTTAATTATCTTGGCGGCTTGAAGGATAAATTTTTACAAAAGGGACATGAAATGATAGACGGTCTTATAACAGGTATTGCGGATAAAATAAACGGTGTTACAAGTAAGATTAAGGAGTTGGGAGAAAAAGC